GCCTTGTCCTTATCTCTATTTTCCAAAATAGGTTTGTCATTAGATCTTTTTAAGTTTGATGAGATTGCTAAAGAGGGAATTAAGAAGAAGTTCCATATGGGACCAGATTTTATACATTGTACCCTAGATACGATTGCATTTTTATGTGAGCGTGGGTATCAGTGTATAAAGACTGGTTCTATGTCACCACTTTTTCATAGTGAACTACAATACCAAGTATGGTATGATAAGGCAGAACTATTACATCGCCAAAGCACTTTTCTGAGCAACCCCACTGTTCACAATATCGATCGTTTTCAGTATTTAGCTGATTTGAAAGATAGTATTGAACAAGGGAAAAGCATAAAGAAATTTGCTAGTCGTCCAACTGAAAAAGCACTTATTTCAAAATTACTGTGTAATTTAGAATTAATACATGCTATGGAAGTTACCAAACGAGCAGCTCAACAAGAGCGTGCTGCACCATTCTCGGTGTTAGTTTATGGTGGTTCTAGTGTTGGTAAAAGTACCTTTACAAATCTATTGTTTCTACAGTACGGTAAAGTATTGGGCTTGAATACTAGTGCAGAATATAAGTACACTAGAAATCCTACTGAGGAGTTTTGGTCTAATTTTAATTCTACACAATGGTGTATTCAAATGGATGACATCGCTTTCCAATCACCAAATTTAGGTGTTATGGATCCCTCTCTAGCAGAGATGTTATGTGTGGTCAATAATGTACCATATGTACCAGCTCAAGCAGAACTCCAAGATAAAGGACGTACACCTGTGCGTGCTAAATTGGTAATTGGATCTACTAACTCTGAATCACTGAACGTTCATGCGTACTTTGCATGTCCACTGGCAGTCCAACGACGTTTCCCTTATGTTATTGATATAGCACCAAAGAGTGAATATGCTCGTGGTACAATGTTGAATAGCGGTAGTATTCCTGAATTAACAGAAGGATATTACCCTAACTATTGGAACATTAAAGTTTCCCGTGTGGCCCCTTGTGGCACCGAGAGACGGGGACAGAAAGGTAAATTAGTTCCAGTCATGGAATTTACAGACATAGTACCGTTTTTGACGTGGTATTCTGAGACATTATTGGTTCATGAAGAAACACAAAGACGTGTATTATCCTGTTCAAACGTGATGGAAAAGATTGAACTATGTTCCCATTGTTATGCCCCACAGGCTATGTGC